GAGGCCGAGTGGGACGAGCAGCAAACCTTTGCTGAGACAGCTATAAGTAGTTCTTCGGCTGCAGTTGCTTGGGACTTATCTGTGGCCCAGTCTGCTCTGCACGTTATGTCGGAGGACACAACCATCTCTGAACCATCCAACATGAAACAGGGTGGGACGTATGTTATAAGAATCCAACAATCGGCAACCTGGACGTTAAATTGGGACATAGCCTTTGTTTGGGGTGAGGGTATTAAGCCTTTAGCACCTGCTGCTGATGGAGATGAGATTGTTGTCTCGTGCTATTGCACCGGTTCTATTATGTACGCAACCGAGTTCATTAGAGAGGAAGCATAGTAATGTTCACCAGTCTACTTGGAAAGAGCAATCCGTTTGTACCCTTGACAGATGATGGTGCAATTCTGCCAGAACCTCCTTTTGATGTACTGGGTATCACGAATAATCTGGCAATCGATTTACGATATAATGCATACACAAACACCACGTCACCCAAATCAATATACAAGCTGAATGGTATTACAAGTGAGGTAGTGGATACCATTGGCTACCCCACTGGGTACACTTCAAATTGGTCCATACGTAATCTTACTTGGAATGCAGTGACTGATCGGTTAGTTGTTCTAATGTATTATTCAGGTGCAGATCCAAACCACCATTGGATAGAATTGGTAGGGTTTTCGCAAACCGTTGCTGTGGCTATACCATTGGAGGAAAACACCAGCGGGGTGTCATTTAACGCTTGCGCCGCTGCATTTTACGATCCCAACTTAAATAGAATCATAGGGTTTTGTACTGCCTATGATGGGCAGTACCATCACTATATACACCACTGGGATCTCTCTGGCGATTCAATAGGGTGGTATGGCAGGTGCAATCTGGCTGGCAATGGTGGCCAAGATGCCTTTGGTGTGTTTGGCAACACACGTATGTATACTCCGTATGCCGACACTGACCAGGCTGATAGGGTAATCGCAGAATTTGATTACTATAATTATCCTGGCACTGGTTACACTCCAGTGAAGTCAACCATCACGGGAATGTCTCGTTACGAAATAACAGGCTATGGGGCTATGATCACACCTGCTGGGGACATGTGGCTAATGGGCCGACAGACTGGCAGTCCATACCTAAACATATTAAAAGGATACGTTGGGATCAGCGACACAAGGCAGGGAGCATAGCAATGTTTATTAATAGAGTGGTAGTAGTTATAGGGAGAATAACAAATGCAAGTAGAATTTATACAGGGTAGGATTTGCATCCAGGCTAATGCCTCTGACTGGGGTCCATTTAACTTCAATTTTGAGGATGCACTGCCTGCCGATAAAGTTCTCACAACATGTACAGTCAAGTCATATCTCGGCAGAGTTAAGCCCAAGGATAGTGACACGCTGGACGAGGAAACAGAAACCACGTCGGAGTTAATAGGAACAACTGCAGTAGTATCTGACGGCGTTGTTGCTGTTCAGTTTAACCGACCAACAACCGAAGCTTACATAAATGTCTCTCATTCCCTCGTGTTTGATTTTGGCATAACAGGCCCGGCAACACACTCTGCATTTTTCTACAGGGTTGATGTACTATAAACTAACTATATTGATGGAAGGATCGATATATGGATTGGGAATTAGAGTACGTAGCAAATAACACCTTTGCACAGGTGCACACAGCAGACTCCAAGTATATGTTTATTCGGGGATCTGTGGGCAGTGGCAAGTCATCCGGATGTATCCTACATTGCTTCCTAAATGCTCTTGAGCAGGCACCAGATCTTAACGGTGTACGTCGATCAAGATACGGGATACTTCGGGCAACATACCCGAATCTAAAGTCCACAACCGTTGAGTCATGGAAGGAATGGTTTGGCCCAACGATTAAGATAGTATATGACATACCTATTCGTGGGTCTGTACGGATGAATCACCCAGATGGTAGGACCACAGTTGAAATGGACCTGGTCTTCCTGGCCCTTGACCGTGAAGAGGATGTCATTAAGTTGCAGTCATTACAGCTTGTTGGTGCACACCTCAACGAAACTGCAGAGATACCACGTGGTGTCTTTCAGATGTTGAAGTCACGTATCGACAGATACCCGAAACGGTTCAAGGTTCACAAGGACTACCGGGATGAGTTCAAACAGTACGAGGCAAGGAATGGCAAGGTCGGTGCAGTCAAGCCATTTATTATATCGGACTATAACTCTGTCCCCACGGAGCACTGGCTGTATAAAATAGCCGAAGAGGAGCAACCCCAAAAGCACGAGTTCTGGACTCAGCCCTCGGCACTACTAATGTGTGCCAGTCAGCAAGGGTTTGTTGAGGATGCCGGCAGCAACTGGTACAAGATTAATCCATTTGCTGATAACCTTGAGCACTTATCGGAGGACTATTATGTTGACCAAGTCAGTGGTGCAGATCCCGAATGGGTCTCGGTCTTCGTCCTCAATAACTACGGTAACCTTAGGGGTGGAAAACCTGTATATAAAATGTACGACGACAAGGCGCATTTTACGGATAAGCCTTTTGAGATTTCCAAAGGTATTCCGATTGTCATTGGCATGGATACGGGACTCACACCAGCTGCAGCTTTCACTCAGTTTACAGCATCGGGTCAGTTCGTCGTCTTTGATGAACTCGTCACGGAGGATTGCTCAATCCACGAGTTTGCTTACGACGTACTCTGGCCTCACCTCAGAAACAACTATAAGGGATTCAAGTTTGAGATCGTCTTGGACCCTGAGAATAAACGTGGGCAAACTGATAAGAAGACTGCTCGGGATATCCTAATTAAGGCAGGCTTTCCGGTGACACTTGGTAGGACTAATAACTCGGCCGAGAGGTTTGAGTCTGTTGTCTTCTTCCTTCGAAAGAAGGATGGTCTTGTTGTCACGAGCAAGTGTCCTATTATACGCAAGGGATTTCTGAGTGAGTTTAAGTACGACAAGGTATCCACCACAGTGCAGGGCACTCAGTGGAAAGATAAGGTAACCAAAAACATTTACTCTCACGTTCATGAGGGATTGCAGTATGCTGCCATGGAGTTTGTGGCCGGTAAGATCTTCCGAAAGAACGTGGCACGTAAACAAAAATACACCAAACCTGCTGATAACAGGGCCGGGTACTAAGGATAGAATATGGCAACAGACATAAAAGAAAAAGACGAGATGTCCAAAACCTTTGATCAGATAAAGGACGAACCTCAGTCCCAGTCTCCGGAGGATTTAGCCGAGAAGGAAGCTCAGGACAAGGCCCGTGCTATGACTCTGACACCATTTTATACGTCACTCGGCACCGAGCTTGATTCTGAGTGGTCCCAGACTCAGGGTGAAAAGATATTTGCTGAGCGTCGGATGATACGAGACCTACGCCAATATCGTGGTCAATACGATCCTGAGGTGGCAACCAAGATTCACCCCAATCGATCTAAGGCTTTTATCCGGTTGACTCGTACAAAGGTCAAGACCTTTGATGCCAGGATGATGGACATACAGTTCCCGGCCAACGACGACAAGAACTGGGTTATTCAACCCACACCGGTACCTGAGCTTGACGGCCCTATGATGGAAAGTCTTGCAAAGCAACTCTTTGCCAGCACCGGCCAGGTGCCCACAGAGACCGAGATAAACGAAGTGGTAATTAAGCAGGCTGACAAGTCTGCAGCTGCCATGGAGAAGGAGATTGCTGATCAGTTGGCAGAGTTTGAATATAGATCGGTCATTCGTAATGTCGTCCACTCAGGACACATCTATGGGACAGGAGTTCTCAAAGGACCCATGGTCAAAGAGATCACCTCGAAGAGGTGGTACCGGGATAAGGCAGGCAGCTGGAAACAGTTAGTGATCAAACGTATAGTTCCCGTGGCACAGTTCGTTCCGATCTGGGATATCTATCCGGACATGAGTGTCAAGGAATTAAAGGATGCCAGGTTTATTTGGCAGAAGCATCTGTTTAGCAAGAACAGATTGTATAGCCTATCCAAACGATCAGACTTTAACACTGCCGCCATTGAGGCATTCATTGATGCCTACCCTGATGGCAATGCTAATTATAAGGACTACGAAGAGTTCCTGCGGGACATGTCAACCAACACCGATGCCGACGGAGACAGCAACCCACCCAAGAAGGAGAAGTATGAGCTTCATGAACGGTGGGGATTTCTCTCTGTGGAGAAGGCAAAGGAAATAGCACCGGACGTAACTGATGCTGTGTGGAAGATGATGGGACCGGAGGTTGCTTGCAATACGTGGTCTCTTGATAATATCATAATCAAGGCAGTCATCAGTCCCATTGAGGGTGCAGTTCTACCGTACTATTTTTATTACTTTGACAAGGATGAGACCAGTATATTTGGTGATGGCATCCCACGGATCATGAGAGATCCTCAGATGCTGTACAATGCATCAGTAAGAGCAATGCTCGATAATGCTGCAATCAGTGCCGGCCCGATCATTGAGGCCAACATTGACCTGCTGGCCGACGGAGAAGATCCCTTGGAACTGTTTCCCTTTCGTGTGTTCCAACGTATTGGAACAGGTATCGATGCCAACACGAAGGCTATCAATGTTACAAAGCTACCCAGCTACACCAATGAGTTCCTTGGTCTGGTTGAGTTTTTCCAAGAGACGGCCGACGAATCAACAACAATACCCAGGTCGTTGCACGGCTCACAGAATACTGGTGGTGCCAACCAGACGGCCACAGGGATGTCCATGCTGATAGGAGCATCCAACATAACTTTAAAGGATCAGGTACAGTTCTTTGACGACGGTGTGACTAAACCCTTTGTCAAGTCTATGTACTTCTGGAACATGGAGTTCAACGGCAAGGACACTATAAAGGGTGACTTCAATATCGTTGCCCGTGGAACCAAGTCACTTATTGCCAAAGAGGTCAAGATGGAACAGATCAATCAGTTCCTTGCCCTCACCAACAATGACATTGATCTACAGTACATCAAACGTGACGTACTGCTCAGAGAGCTTGCAGAGATCTTTGACCTTGATCGTCTTGGCTTTATTAGATCCGAGGCAGAGGTACAGAACAACAATCAGAAACGTCAGCAGGCTGAAAAGGAACGTGGTGATCAGGCTATCTTGCTTGAGGCAATGAAAGCAGAGTCATCCGGTCACGTACCAAATGCCGTAGAGAAAACTGCCAAGATGTTTAACATTCAATTACCGGGGGGAGCACCCCCGGCTGAGGGTTCAACACAGGTAAGGGGAAAACAAATTGGCTAACATAAATGTACAAAGATTATTCAACACGTTGAAACGAAACCCCGACAGTCAATTTTTTCAAGACCTGATGGAACTGCTTAATTTCAGACTATCAGTTATCAAGAATCAAATGATTAGGGTCACAGACGACAACGAGTTAAAACGACTACAGGGTAGAGGGCAGGAGTTGGACGAGATGATTGATGCCCTTACCCGAAGGCCAGTTGAGAAGTCTATATCAACCGGAGCTTTCAACTAACAGGGGGTGG